TTCTTCTGATTTTAATTGGCTGACATTCGTATTCGCATTCGCATTTACAATTTGAGAAATATCATAATTGCGCTCAGCAATAGTTCTTTTAATAATTGATTCAATTTCTGTCAATGGTTCATCCATTTTATCTCGAAAATTCGGTATTTGTTGAGGCAATGGACGAGCCATAGATTGTTTAAAATCTTCTTCTTGTTCTGTCAATTTAATTTCAAATTGTGATAATTTTTCAGTTTGCAATTCTTCAAATGTAATTGGTATTTTTTGTTGTGTTTGTTGTTGAGGTTGTTGATATTGAGGTTGAGGTTGCGATGCGAAAAGAATAGATGAAATGAATGCCTTGTTTAACATGATTAAATCCCCGTACTTCATGTTTTCTGATTCATAAAATTCAGTCAAGACAGTTTCAAATACATTTCTATTTTGAAATACATCATGTTCACCAATCACTTCCCAAAGTATTTCAATATTTGATAAATCTAAAAAATCATGTTTATTCATTAAATGTAATATGTAATGAATAATATTTAAACTATTTACAAAACAGAATTAAAATATACTTTCCGAAATTTTTCCATGTATTTATCCTTTAAAATGTGCGTTTTTAAATAATTGCCTGTAATTTTATCTTCCAACATATGAACAATAAAAAAGAGAGAATATACCCCACATTCAGTATTTCCATATTGATGTTCTACAGGATAATTTTTATCAAATTTAAAGTGTACATTCAATTCTTTTCCTTGTTTTATAATTCTATCCACCAATACTTGCACTTCACGAGGAATGTCATTGCCAGCGCTATCAAAGAAAAAAATTGTGCCTTTTTTAATGTTTACAAAGAGAGAAATCCAATGTTCTCCCCCTTTGTAATGCGGGTCTGTGTTAAAAATAAATCCTAATTTCGTTTTACCATTCGTTTGTTGCTGTTTTAAATTTAAATTACATATTTCTTCCCATACACATACGCCATCTGTTTCTTTTGTGTCAAAATCAATTGGTGTTGGTCCGAAAAAATCAAAACATTTATATACTTTTTCATATTGTTTCATAACATTCATAATGTCTACACTTGACAACCATTCATTCGGATTTTTTTTCCATTCTTCAGGCGATGCTGGGGCGAATGACTGTTTTAATTCGTCCATTTCACCTTTGGCAAAATCTTGAATTAGCCAACACGATTCTCTTCGACATGTTTTATTCATATATTTTCCTAACAATTCCCATATTTCTTTTGGATTGTTTGAGTGAATAATGGTGTCAGGATGTCTACTGTTCCATTTATCCTTCAATTTAAACAACGCGTCGTTTGTGTAACAACTGAAATCATTCGAAGGACCATTTTTTGGACTACATGACATTTTTGTCAACACATTACGACTTATTCTTGTTTTTTTACCGCCTGTAATATGTTGTCGTTGTTTATGCGTTGGATGTATCTTCTGTTTCTTGTTTAATCTCACTGTCAGACGACGTGTTTTCCTGTTTCTCAATGTTTTCCTGTTCTTCATATGTATTTATTAGATTTTTCTTTTTTACAATACCTTTTACTTTTAATAGTGGGTCTTTCAAATTAATTTCTTTTTGAAGAGGCAACTGTTCAGATTCTTTTTTTTTAATAACATTTCTAATGATAAAATTATCCAATGTATTTGATTTTACAATTTTTCGGATTATTGAAGAATTATAAGCATTCATGTTGTCATTCTCATCATCCGCGTCCACATCTACATCCGCATCCGCATCTACATCCGCATCCACATCTACATCCGCATCTACATCTACATCCGCATATTCACTTTGTAAAATATCATTTGTGTCGGTATTTTTAAAATGTTCAACACAATGATATACATAATTCATAAATGCCTCGTTAATGTCAGGATTATACTCATCCGATGAAAGAAATAGTTCACGCGTTAAATTTAAAATACGTTTTCTATAAAATTTTTTATCTTTTTTACTAATTTTATTGTTGTATGAGTTTCTCTCTAAAAAATGTTTATTATACAAGATTTCATTGAATTTATCCGTCATATATATAAATTCAATATTAAAGTGTTTAAATCCTAACGAATTACATCCATTCTTAAACGTAGATTTTTAAGCAATACACAATACATAAAACTATAATGGAAGCATTGCTGTTCGTGTAGAATTATTAAATAATCCCATATTTACACCATTTGGAAGAGGATTAAATTCACAAAAATTTTCCTTTTTAAACAACAAATCGTGTGTTTGAGATGAAGATGAAGATGAAGATGAAGATAAAGGCTTGAATGAATGCTTATATAAATCACTATTACTATTCGGAACATATACAGCCTGGTCGCATTTTTGAAGTGCATATATTTGACCTCGCAATTCAGATTCTACATTTATGCCAGAAGAATAACCAGACCACGGTGCCATGTCATTGCCTGGATTAAACACAATATTCGAATTATATGTAGGTTGTTGTTCTAGTTTTACAGACAATTCTTTTCTAGGATCAACAATTGGCATAAATGAATATTTTGTCATTACAGGTCTAACACTTATATAAGGTTGTAGCATTTGCGAAGGAATATTTCTATCATAAATTCGGCTATTCATTATATATAAAATAATATATTAAAAAAATCAAACTACTATTAAATAAGATGTGTGGCATTTTTTCTCTCCTTAATATTAGTCATACAAATGTTTTGTTTACAGAAGAATTTATAAAATATCAATTTATGTTGGGTCAACGTCGCGGTCCAGAACATTCTGTGTTACAAAATATCTCTATTTATGCTAAATTTGGATTTCACCGATTGGCCATTAATGGATTAAATGATAAATCTAATCAACCTATTTGCGTTGATGATATCTCTTTGATTTGTAATGGTGAAATATATAATTATAAAGAATTATATAAATTGATGGGAATCGAGGAACAAGACAAACAAACTGATTCCGATTGTGAAGTTATTATCCATTTATATAAAAAATATGGCATATATCAAACACTTAAAATGTTGGATGGCGTGTTTGCGTTTTGTTTATGTGACAATCGTATTATAAATAATTGTTTAATAAACACCATGTATATCGCAAGAGACCCATATGGTGTTCGCCCATTATATTGTCTTAACCCATTGTTATATAACAAATTAATTGGATTCGCGTCAGAATTAAAAATGCTTAGTGAATTTGCCGATGCTGACCCGACAAAAGCACACATTACGCAATTTACACCAGGGACATATAGCAAATATGTTATTCAAAATAAGGTTTTATCAAAATGGACCCCTGTGTTAAAAAATGTAAAATATCATGAACCAACTTTCTCTCTTATTTCATTAAACAACAATGAAGAAAGAATTACTCGTGGAATTCAACATTATTTAATTCAAGCAGTCCAGAAACGATATTTAAATACAGAAAGACCTATCGCATGTCTTTTATCTGGAGGATTAGACAGCAGTCTTATTACAGCCCTTATTAATGAAGAACATAAAAAATATTCAACTCAACCACTTGAAACATATAGCATAGGACTAAAAGGTTCAGAAGATTTGCGTTGTGCTCGTATTGTTGCCGATTATTTGGGAACAAATCATACGGAAATCGTTGTTTCTGAAGATGACATGTTTTCTATTATTCCACAAGTAATTTACGCGATTGAAAGTTATGACACGACTACAGTTCGCGCAAGTATAGGCAATTATTTACTAGGTAAATATATATCCGAAAAAAGTTCAGCAAAAGTCATATTTAATGGAGATGGATCAGATGAAATATGCGGCGGTTATTTATATATGAATTTATGCCCTGACCCAATCGAATTTGATATGGAAACACGGAGATTATTAAAAGACATTCATTTATTTGATGTTCTAAGGTCAGACAAATGTATTTCATCCCACGGACTTGAACCTCGCACACCATTTTTAGACCGAAGTTTTGTAGATTTTTATTTGTCTATTCCCCCTAAAATCAGGCATGATAATCCGGAAAAATACTTGTTACGAAGCGCATTCTCAATTGAAAATTATCATAATAGCAGCGGATCACACCTTTTACCAGAGTCTATTTTGTGGAGAAGGAAGGAGGCATTTAGTGATGGGGTTAGTGGGACTGGAAACTCGCTATATCAAATATTACAAAAATTTATT